CCTGCAAATTGGTTCTTTGGCGCGTTATTTAGCTTAGCCGGTCCTACTGCATCTGGAACTACTTTCTTTGCTTTCATTCCACCGACAGCAGCACCTGGAACTACTTCAGTATCCTGTCTAAAACGAGCAGTCATATCTGCAGTATCAGTAGGTCCAGTATACGCAGGTCCGGGTGGTGGTGAAGGATTAGAATTACCAGGACTGTAACCACCTGGAAATATCTTCTTCATAAGGTCTGACCAACCAGACATCATTTTGCCCATTACACCATCGGGCTTATATGCTTTGTCCGTAATTACAGTCAGCTTTGCTATGTCAGCCGCCTGTTTTCGTTCTAGCGGAGTAGTGTCTAATTCATTTTCTGCTTCTTTTTGTTCATCAGATTTACCCTTCTTTAAATGGGCAATTTCTGAAGGTGCAAGATTCGCAAATCCACTTTTATTAGTACTTGTCTTACCAATAACGGAAGTTTCTGGGCCAAAAGTTTTATTTACCGCGCCTGTATTAACCGAAGTTGTTTTTTCTTTCGGGGGCAACCCAGCTTCTTTTCTTGCTTTGTTCTCTGCTTGCTGAGCTTTATATCCAGCCATTTTTTTATCATTTTCTGCATCACGTTTCTTTATGTCGTCTTCAGACATTCCACCTTGGGCCCAATTTAAACCTTTAGCTGCTAAGGACGCACCATCGTCAAGGAGATTAAGCGGATTAAGAATTCTAGATTTCATAAAAGCATTTCTAGAATCTTTTCCACTAGCTACGTCTTCTTCTGAACGTACCAATCCTAGTTTACGTGCTAAGTCATTCTGGTGTGAACGACCCGTTTTCATTGCGGTATACGTTCCATGAAGACCATAAGCTGCAGCACCGGCAGCACCTACGGTTGCCGCGCCCATCATAGCTCCACCACCGGATAATCCACCTAGCCCGGTCAGTCCACTATTAAGTAGGCCCATGCCAGCACGGCCATAACGTAAAGCACGCAACCTAAGTTTCTTACCGTACTGACTAGCTTTACGACCTAAACTTCTTCCCTTTTTACCACCCGGGACGTTATCCATCAGGTCGCCTAGAATGCCACCATCTTTACCACCGGAGTTACCACCGCCAACAAGTCTACGAATTTTTTCTAAACGTTCATTTGAAGTCTTTAGTTGTTTGTTTATCAACAAGAATGCTTTATCTTGACTTTCAAAACGCTTTGCACCTACTTCAGATTCCTTTTCACGGACGACTTTTGCTTCTTTATCTTTCTTCACGCCTTCGCGTCTTGCCCAAGCAGATTCATTGCTCATCTTGGCAAACATCTTACGCATACCAGACTCACCATAAGAGCTGGGTAAAACCTTTGCCATAGTATGATTAGCGGATGCAACTTTATTCTGTACGTTTGACTTTACTTCATTGTACTTTTTTGAAGCGGCATTAGAGGCACCTTGTTTAATGTCTTTTACTATATTTGAAAGAAATCCGTTAGCCATGACAAGGTGCCCCTTTAGTTACTGTTGTTTATTCAAATCTTCTCGGTACTTACTATGAAAATATAAAAGTTTCATCAAACTCATACTGTCATCCACATTGGTAATTCCTTTTACAGACAAGCTCCATTGTATATCCATAAGCTGTTGTATGGTTACACTAGGGAAAGAAGGTTAAGTAATCTAACGTCAACCTTCTTTTGGTTTCACCTCCACATTCCTCGCAGTGTACTGCTAGCGATTCAGATACTCCGAAATATGGAACTTTATCAATTGCTTCTTCTAGCTGGTCTTGATAACCCATGTCTGTGCTATCTTTTAATGCCTGAAGCTTTTCCAATGCAGTACCATTTTCTGTTTTAATCCATTGAGCAATATTTAACAGATAGATATCACCGATAATTTCATCTCGCTCACGTTCAAAACGTGCAACGTCTTCCGGATCATCGTCATCTACATCCAAGTCTTCTAACTTGCGTTTCAAATCCCAAGTTTCTTCAAAGATTGAAATAGTGGGGAAGTCCAATAATGGGTCTAGTTTGAAATCTAAAGCTAAAGGTTCAATCGTCATATTTGACTTATTGATAATAGAGATGTTCTCCCTAGTACACTGTTTGCCTATCAATTCTTCAGGTGAAGTTTCATCATAGATACGATTACAAGTCCAGGTAACACTAAATGGACGATTCGGATAACTATTCATACGCAACCAATAAAGAACAAACTCAAAGTCTTCTATGATAAGTTTGTTTATTGGTTGGCTTAGGCAGGCAGCTACTGCACTAATCAGATAAGTGAGGTTTCCACTTACTTTTGCCATGTGCAATAAGCGTGCTTCATTAGGTGTAAACGGTCTTACCCACAAATCTTTGAAGGTATAATAGAGATATCCTGTAGGTAGGTCAGATAACAGTACATAACGACCATCATTCTGAAATGAGGATTCTTCTGTTGTCGGTTTAACGACCTCTGCAGTAGCGGTAGGTACTATAGGTGAAACCGGAGCAGTTGGAGCTTGAACCTTACCAGGATCACCAGGAAATCTTTTTACTAATTCAGGTGCCGCAGGAACAAACCCAGATACTCTAGGCTTAGCCCTTAATGCTACAGTTGGTTTAACAACACTTTTTGTCATTACCCTCTCCCTCTCTCATGGTTATTTATTAAACTTCCATATTACTTTATTTACAGAAAATGAAACTTGAACAGTTACTCTGGTCACATCAGAACCAGACATAGTTAGGTTTGTTACTTGTGTTGGGAATACTCCAGTAAACAATGCAGTAGCTAAAGTATTATCTTGTCCGTCCAATAACAGAACGTTCATACTTGCCCAGTATTTAGAAGCTTCGTTATAGTTTCCTTGTTCATCTGTTATGAGACCTTGCCACGCAGTAAATCCCTTTATAGTATTTAAAGCCTTGTCTTCATAAAATGTAGCGTTGAAACCATTAAAGGAGTTGTACTCTGCGTAGTACTTCTTGGTAGTCATTATGTGTCTATCAGAAGTAGCAAAGGTTTTGAAGGGGATGTCTAAGGATTCTACGTAGAGTTGAAAATAGTTGGTAGGATGAAACAGTTGATGTACTTTATCACTTATAGATTCGATAACATACTGATGCGTCATTAACGGATCTGGCAGTGCTAATATTTGGTCAAGCTTTGCTCTAACAGCCATAGGCGTTACCATCCTTCTGGGGACTGTACCAATTAAAGTACAGTCCCCAGTAGATTAGTTATTATTTAAGTGAATTAATACCTTGTACTTTCAGAGTAGGTGATTGACCTGCGGGATCACCAGACTCATCTGCAAAGTCATAACGAAATGTAGCAGATACTTCAGTTACGTTTGCACTGTTACCGTCCATGCTAATGTCCTGAACTTCTGCACAGAAACAATTGTAGAGGAAAATCGTACCTGCGATCTCGCCTACTTCGTTATAAAGATGAAGTTGACCGTGAGCTACATAGTTAAGTTTGCCCACGGATTTCTGTGTTCTAAAGTCACGTACAGAGTTTACCCAGTTTTTAAGAACACGTTGGATAGACAGTGTACGGGTTTCAAGGTACGTTACGGACAGTGTATTCTGGAATACAGTACGACCAGCTGTCTGAAGTTTAAAACCATGAAGCGTTACGTCCTGTGCTTCGTTGGAGATACCTGGAACAGTTGCAGTTTTACACTGCAATCTCAGTCCGCCGTCATTACCCGTTTTCCCAGTACCAATCTGTGGTAATTCCGGAAAGTATAATTCAAAGTTATCTGAGTATAGTGGATCTGCAATTGCTAATACCTCTGCTAAAGAGGATCTTGGAATTGCGCTTGCTGTTGGAGTCGCCATTTTGTATCTTCCCCCTTAACCTAGTGTAGTTGCGGAGCCAATGGAAACGCCCGCTTTATTAACAATCAGTTTTACATTGATACGTTTTGCTGGAATTTCTGGTTCGAGGTAAACGTCAACATTCAAGTTACCTAGAGCAATATCATCCCAGGTATTGTTACTGTTGGGTTCACCAGGACCTGTACAAACTACGCTGTAGCTGTAAAGTCCACGATTCAACTTAATAGGCTCCAGAATGTCTGTTAAACTATGAACAATCTGAGCTCTCAAGTAAGGATCGTTTGGATCGAAAACACTATACAACAGTTTGATACTAATATTACGTGCCAGGAATTTGATTAAACGTACAACACTTACATTGGACTCCGCAGATTCAATACGCTGAAGTGTAACAGCTGACCACAAAGCAGTACCGATGTTCTGAATAGTCCTAGTAAAGTTAACCTGTGCAGCTTCTAAAGCATCACGGGCAGTCTGATGATAAATCATACAAGAGCCAATGAAGTTAGGATCTATTGCAGTTAACAGACCTCGATTAAGACCCGCAGGTGCAAACCAAGTTGCAAAGTTAATATCTGTAGCACAGTAAACTGCGGCAACGTGACCGGATGGTGGTATGTTAATTGTCTGACCAGTTACCTGATCTAGTACCCGATACCAGTCTGAATATAATGCACCGTTAGGTGTATCAGAACCTAATCCACCTGCCGTAGTATCACGATATAGAATTGGAGCAGTAGTTGGATCGTATTTATCACCAATACTGTCAAAAGGCATATCCAGAACTGCAAAACAGTCACCACGGTTATCAGCAATTGCCAACATGGTACGCTGTACTGAAGGTAAACAAATACCGCCATCAAGTAACAGGTCGAAGTTTATTTCTTCTCTGTCTGAATATAACTGCCAACCGCTATTCTTATATTGAACGGGAGCATCAACGATTACAGAAGAGAACGGATCAGTATTACCATTGTAAATTCTCTGCAGTTTTTCAACAGGAATTAGTGTTCCTGCATCTAAGATCCCGCTATCGCCATCAGATAGATATGCCAGTGGGTTGCCAGTAGAATCGAGTGTATTTAACAATTCTGTAGGCATAATTCCAGTGCTTACATCCAAAGTATTAAATGGGTTGTTGATTACACGAATGTAGCGTGAACGACCATTGATTACTTTTTCTAAATACTGTTGACGACCGTAACCGTCTGTCTGCTGTGAACGACTTACTGTCCAAGTCTCTAATGGACGTGCACCAGTCGTGCTGTTCTTACTGTAAACTAAAAGCTGAAAGGTATTAGGATTGTTCTTATCAGCTTTATCTTTTACGTTTGCAATAGAAACACGGTAATTACCGTTCTCATCATTTGGATCCACACCATAAACGTAGAACATATCATTTACATCATCAAAGTCACCATCAGAAGGTGCCATGTAAAACTTATTAGGATCTGTAGGATCAACTGCTTTCTTGGAAGTAAACTTGTTCATTACAATCTTGCCAGTAAGTGTTTTCAGCTTAACGATCAACCCGCCATAACGGGCATCATTGTGAACACGAGTTACCAACAACTCTTGCATATACAACAGTGCTGTTCTAGCAGTACCATGTCCAAAACAGTTCTCTGCACCAGTATCACCAAAGATAGAGTTGAACTGATTAGGACCATTGGTAATACGTACAATCTGATCTACAGGTCCCTTTTTAGATAGTAAAACAATTGCACCAACACTCACCTGTTTCTGTGTAGTAGTTATCTGAGATCTGTCTTCCACCTCAAGATATACTCCAGCAGAGGCTCTTACTACTGTAGCCATTTAGTACCTCCATTCTTTCTTATGTAGTATTTGTGACAAGTTTAATTAGTATTAGACAGTTGGTGCGGGTGCAGGTACAGACTCAGAACTTTTATTAGTATTACCGGATTTAGAAGAAACATTAGCAACAACCGCTACTGGGGCTTCAATGAGTTTCAAACCACGTTTGGTCAACTCTTCTCTTGTGGTTATAATGCACTCAGAATCAATAGTAATTTCTTTTTTAGAAAAAACTGTTGTTGCAGAATGTTCTCCTTCAGTACTTAGAAATTCTACACGCTGAGCAGCTGAACTTAAATTTCTAATTATTGCTTTTGCCATTTTTAGTTCCCCTTTATTAGATTTTGTATACTGGAAGTTCTTTTTGTTCACCTGTATGTGTTATTGCAGTTATATTATCTAGTGAGTTATGGTCTAGTGATAAAAACGTTTTGTCCTTCTCTACAGGTACACCCAACGTTTTACCATTAAGATTCTTAAGACGTAGTTTGTGTTTCTTTTTATTTAGCTGAATTGCATTTATATACCTATCTTGTGCTAATAAAGGACTGTCTGTACTATACCAGACAGTTACTATAACATCAGGAACATTCTCTGGAAGTCTTAACCAGACCTTACCAAAGTCACCGTGATTGATAAATAAGCTATTGCAGTAAATCTGATTAGGGACAGACATATCTACACGTTGAAATTCTATGAGAACAGGGCTCTTTGTTTTTACTGCTAAGAAATCTGTTATCTCTCCTAGGAATGTTCCTGTTTTATCTACAGTATACGTTACTGAATAAAAATTCTTTCCAGTAAGCATGGACGCAACTGATGCATCACCTACTATAGCTGGTTTATTGACCCCCGCCAGCCTGAGTGAAAAGTTGGTTGAAATGCTCTTTCCCATCTGCAGCCTCACTTAATGTTAACTGGTAGGTAAAATCTAATTTAGGTTTTGTTCCAGCAGCTTGTTCTGTAAAGACATTTATGTTTATATTTTTAACCGTAGGCAAGAATGAAGTAAAACCCATCCAACCTTGTACTTCAAAACCTACGGTAATATGACCTGTTCCATAATCGTTATCTTGTTCAGTATTAATAGTTGATTCTGAAAAACTGATGTTACCTGTACGAAGTACCTTAACAATAGATTGACTTTCAAATGCCTTTATACCAAAGTTGAAAGCACGGCTTACATCTGCTAAAAAGATAGCTTGACTCAAACTGAAAAGATTGTTTACATCAGAGTCTAAAACGTTTAGTGTACAATTCATCTTAAAGGGAAATAGAAAAGACATTGGTACAGAATCGCCTTGCAACCTTTTATGAACTAATCCGTGACGAGACATTGCGCCAGTATTTATTTGATCTTTTACCAAATCTACGTCATTGACTACGATAAAAGCATAAGGATACTTTGGGTTGCCTTTTGTTTTCTCCATAAGTAATTCTTTAAACCGGTCAGAAAAAGCATACTCTATGGTTGCAGTACTTTGTATAACACGGTTAAAACTATTCCTTAGTCCATGTAAGACTAAGTTGAACCAAGTAGTTTCATAAATTGACTTTATTGTATTGGCAGAGTATGAAGATACATCTGTATTAAATACAAAACTAATATTTTGTTCTTCATTGTCTGCCATAAGTTTATGCCTCTAGTAAAGGTGATAATGTGGTATGCAACTTGACTAATGTTTTATAGTCTATTGCTCTCAACCTATTTAAAATTTTGTTCACTAAAATAGGTATTTCTATATCGTTAGTTCTACCAGATTCAGAAGCTAATTGCGGGAAAATATTTAACAACAATGGAATATATTTTTTAATTTCCCAGTCGTGTTCCCTTACCTTCATTGCTAGTAGTTCATTTTTAACATTTTCAACGAGTCCAGTACTCAGCTCTACTTCACGTTCACCTTCTTGTTCAAATTCACATTCACAATCAGATAAATCTTGTTTGCAAACTTCGCAACGCTCAGACATATCTAGATCTTCATCGGAGTCTCCGTCAGTCATTTCTAAGTCGGCTTCACCATCTTCATCATCCATCAGGTCTGTAGGTTTTTCTTCCTCTAAACAGTCCGAACAAGCATGGTGCTTTATCTTAGTAACCATTGCCCTCAACTCTTCAACGGATAATGGTCCTGCAGAAGTTATTTCTTCTTCTAAACTAGCTAGTACTCTTTCGCTAACAGCTTTAACTGTATAGCGGACAGTATCAGAAGCCAGTTCACTTACAGTAAGTCCAACATTCGGTATGGCCCTAAAGTCATTGATATCTGAAGCTATGCAAGCAGATGCGAATAAGGATACTGCCGACTTATAGTCTTTATTTTCAAATGCGGTAGATGCTAGTACAAATAAGTCTTGAGCTAGGCAATATCTCTTAGTCATGGTGGGTTTCTCCGGAGTGGGTTTGTCCAATCTTAATCTTCATATCTAAATTACGTAGTTTCTCAGTTTTAACTAAAGAAAGGGGAGAGATTTTTTCTCTCCCCTTCGTAGGACATTGCATTATAAAAATTATTGTTTTAAACACCAGGTAATCTCAATAGCAACGTTTCTACTACCTTAAAAACAGGCGTTCACCCATCTGTCCCTGGTTTGTTACTTTAACTTACGTAATTTCGTGTCACCCAATCTTGATGCCCTTAGCAACCGAACGTGCGTTGCTGATGAGTACGGAAAGGTTCTCTGCAAGGAACCAACCTTTTGAGTTCTTGCCGTTCAGTGCACCATCAATTGGTGTGGACTCAACGCCACCACGAGTAGTAAACTGACCGTGGTTCTGAGGAGCACCAACTACATAGATCTCGCCGGGCTGTAAGACCTGTAGTTCAGGAGCGCGGTAACCATCAGTTACGATACGCAGTCCCAACATGATACCGAGTTCACCGTTAAGGACTAAGTCGTATTTGCTGACAGGATCGAGCATACCGCTGAACTCGGAGTTGCCAACAATGTCATTCCAGAAGTCCTGTGCAAGCAGACAGGTAGTTGCAGGAATTTTCCAGTGAGCTACGTTGTTACGCAGTGTGGACAGTGTAGTAGGGCTAAGCTGACCAGCGATGTAAGTAATGTTGTTTGCGGAACCAACAGTACCATCAGCAAGTTTCTTCCACAGTAAGTCTTCCTGAACCATGATGTTCTGGAGACCTTCTGTGTACTTCTCGTCCAGGATATCCGAAGAAATCTGGTCAATGTCGCGGTTCTCAACTTCAACGTTGGCATTGATATAGAATTCAGGTGGATAGAATATGCGCTCACGAACGAGTTGTGGGATGATCTCACTGATTGAAGTGGCGACCATAGCAATAACGTTGTTTACACGCATACGGGCGCGAGGAACTTCACCCTGGTTCAACTGCTCTTCTACTAGCAGGTTACGCATGAAACCTTCACGGTATGCAGACTCTTCAATCTTAGCAGCAAGTGCAACGCCCAGCTGGCCCCATTTCTGGCCGCCTTTGTCGTTGAACGCAGCAGCAAGAACTTCACGATGAAGACGGCGATCCTTCTCAGGAACGGCTTTGACAACTTCACCACGGCTAGAAGCCGTAATCAGTTCAGTCATCTTGGTCAAGAGTTCTTTGTTGGAATGGGCATTAATCTCACCATTAGAAGCAACAGCGGCTTCTTTGGATTTACCCAGACGGAGGTCTGTAATTTCAGCACCGGAAGCAAGTGTAAACTTTACTCCAGCATAAGGGTTCTGTTTAGCTTTAGCCATTTTGTTTATTTCTCCTTTAGATAGTAATGGTATGTTAGTTAATCACTCAGTAAATACTAGTTGTTAGGCTCCACTGTATGGGCCAAAGTTGAGGGTTAAGAAAGCACCAAAGATAGAACCAGTAGGACCGGCAACTGGAGCTTCAATGATGTTAGCACCTTTAAGTTCAGTACCACCAGTTTTCAGAGTGAAAATACCTTTAGGACCAAGGAAGATTGGGCCAGTGCTCTTTGTCCAGTTATCAGTTACATCAAACTGGTCAGTAGCAACATCACCTTCAACGATAACACCACTTACGCTGTAGTACGTTGCAGCAGTAACACCACCTGCAGGGCCGTTGCCCTGAGCATTGATAGCTTCAATGAAAGTAGGTGCATATTTGTAGATAGCTTTCAACTCAACAGGTTTAACAGTAGTACCTGCATCAGCGGCATCAAGAGTTACAACACCGGCTTCAAGGTCAACACTGAATTTACCAGCAGCTTCTGCGCCTGCAGCAACTTCAGTAAGGTAAGTCCCACCGATAACGATGGCTACCTGACCGGCTACAAGGAACTTTTTAGCAAGCGTAACAGTAACGTTACCAGCAACCATGCTGGTTTCAATTGCAGTCAGCTGACCAGGAATCTGAACCTGTGATAAGGAAACACCAGCAAATTTCTCACCGGTTACACCAGCAGAAGGTTTAACTTTTGCTTCACCTGCTTCGTTTACATAAACGAGAGCAACGCCTTCCTGAGCAACATCATACCCAGTGGCGATATTGCGGTGAAAGGACTTGATGATACGAGTTTTCTGGAGCTTAATCATTTGTTTGTTTCTCCTTTTTAGTTTAGTAATAAATTATAGAGTCTTGAATACGGAATCCAAGCTTGCAGAAAAAGCATCACCAGATACAACTGAACTAGCTGTTTCGGTAACACGGTTGCGACCAAGCATTGTAGAGCTAGCAGCTTCTACAGCATCAGTTTCTTCTGAGGTGTCATCTTCAACATCAAACTCATCACTTGCTTCTTCTACGTCTTCATCTTCTGCTACGGCCAAATAGTTTGAGCCAATGATTGCCTTAGAAAGTTCAGCTCTGATTTCTGCAGGTTTTGCCTGAAGATCAGAAGCTTTCTCAATAAGGATGCGACAGAAGTCTTCAGCAGTTTCTTTGAAAACACGGTCAATAACACGATGCGGCTGTGGAATTGACATGGCGCTAAGTTCTTCCCACATTCTTACTTTGAGTGGGTTGATAACGTCGCCAAAGAATCCACGGTTGATACCGGCTGCTGCCATACCCAGTGAAGTAGTAAAGTCAGCTGCAAGTGTAGAAATCTTCTTCTCAAAACCTTTTTCAGATTTTGCGATTTCTGCATTTACAGAAGCCTGAATCAGACCACGTACTGGAGCTGCTACAACGATACTGGTAAACCCAAGTCCCTTAAGACCTGCAACACCAGATGATGCGATTACTTGTTTTGCAACTTTCCCGAAAGCTTCCGTATGGAAAATTTCTTTGTTTGTGCCTGCAGTTGCCTGCGTGGCAGTTGCTACTGGAAGACCATTAACGGATGCAATCCAACGTTTCGTTCCATTCATGGATGCCGAATATTCAACATCACATTCATCACCTTCTTCAAGTTCTGCGCCGTCTACTAAGTCAATGTTTACCGAACCTTCATCATCAATGTAAAAATCACCATCTGCATCTTCAGTTTCAACTTCT